TTAGTTCGTAACCATTTGCTTGGATTCGGATAAGTTGTCCTTTTCCAATTGCTTAGCCGTATGCTCTCTTCGTCCCAAGTTTGCTCGGTTTGTTCCTATTTGCACTCGTTTTCGTCCCGTGGGAGTCCCGCTTTCTTGGCTTGGCATGACCTTGCTGAAAACTTTGTCCAGCTTTCCAACTGCGCCAGCCATGAATTGAGGCGAAAGGTGAGCGTACCTCTGTGTCATCCTGGGCGTCTTGTGGCCCAATACCTGACCGACTGCATAAAGGTCCACTCCTGACATTGCCAGCCAGCTCGCAGCGGTGTGTCGTAGAGAGTGGAAGCTTGCACCGTCGATACCTACAGACTTGAATAGGCGGCGCGTATAGACGCTCAGGCGCATGCCGTCGACCCCCGGCAATACCAGTCCTCCTGGTGGACCCGCCTGCAGCGCTTGAAGCACCCTAAGCGCCAAGTCATTGAGCGTGACTATTCGAAGATCTTCGCTGCGTGTCTCGCGGAGATACAGCCTACGCCCGGACAGATCAACGTCCTTCCATCGAAGGCTCAGCAACTCTCCGCGGCGCATCCCGGTGAAGGCGGCCAGAGCGATCGGGGACTTCATCCATTCCGGTGCTGCATCCAGCGCCGCTTTGAGTTCAGTAGGGGAAAGGAACCGCGTGCGCCCGGTGGGCACGCGCGGGACATCGGCCCCATCTGCCGGATTACGGGGGATCAATTCCCACTCGACTGCCAGTCGCAGCGCATGCTTCAGAGTGGTGATTTCCTTCTGGACAGTTGCCGGCGCTACGTCGGCAGACCGATTGGAGATGAATGCGGCGATGTTTTGACGCGAGATGTCCTTCAAGGCGCTCGGGAAATGTGTGCGGATCGTCTTTAGAATGCCCTCTAGCCGCTCGAGCGTTTCGGGTGCCAGCCGGGGTTTCTGATGTTTCTTGAACCGTATAAGCAAATCCGCAACTGTGATATCGGAAACGTGCTTGACCCCGAGGATGCGTTCGGTCTGGACCTTTGTTTTGATAGCAGATAGTGCGCCTAAAGCCTGCGTGCGAGTGTGAGCCTCAACTCGTTTCTTGCGTCTTACTCCGGCCGAATCGATATAGCTGACGTACCAGCCGGCAGTGTCTTTGCGTTGAAAAATGCCGTCACGAACTTTAGCCTTGCTCATTCATTCTCCGAAAGTTCTCTAAGTTCCCGATCGCCTTCGCTTCTGACCCGCCGAGTGGGCGCATGCGTGGCCACAATACGTGCCACGTTTGGTTTGAGGCTCAAAGAGGCGCTGACACCAAGGGCAGATGCGGATCTTTACTCCTTTCAATTGTTCAACAAAGATGGATGCCGCTATAACTTCGACCACGGATGCGCATTCAATCCACACTTTGGCCAGCGGTACTTTTGCCTTTAACGTGATATCAATCTTTATCTTGGGATTTCCAACTATGTGATCAAGCTCATCTCCATCGACCCACTGTGGCGTTTGCGTCGATCTAACACCTTTAATACGTTGGTTGCGAAAAAACGCTTGCCAACCTTGAAATACAGTCCAGCTTACAGATCCTCTGACATATCTAAATGGACCGCTGTGGCTCAGGAACGATAGTGCGTCACTTGGACTCTTGACGGCATCGAAGGCATCTCGAATTGTTATTGCTTGACCTAATTCTGGAGATGATCCCCATCCGGTTTTTCGCCACGAGAATACTGGGATTTCCTCGCTGTTGCTTTTTACTGACACAGCCCAGTCTTCAGGGGCTACTCGATATATGATCTCGATCGGCATTGCGGCAAGTATCTGCTTAGGACCACTGGTTGACCTGAAAAGTAGGTATGACAAGAATCTATCCTGTGATATGAAATGAGCCTTGTTCGTATTCGGATCTGCGCATATCGTCTTCCCTAGTAAGAACAAAGTCAAGCGATTTCGAAGCGGGGGTTAGTGGCGATGAGCAAAGAGACAGGGTCAAACAGAAAATTATGCGGTGTGGCACAAGCCGCAGAGACACTAGGCATCTCGGTTTGGACTATTCGCGCATGGGCATACAAGGGCAAGATTGCCAGTCACAAGCTCGGTGACCTTTTGATGTTCAGTGATGAAGAGCTGCAGCGAGTCATAGATTCAAGCGAACGTCCTATGGCTGCCAACAGGAGCGGTGCACGAATGCCGCATTCTAATGAGCGTTTTCTCCAGCAAGGCTCGGAGCCAGTCGAAGCGGCCTAGCTTCTATGGGACACCCACGGAAGGGGCCGTTTCCCCAGTAGTCTCCCTAGGGATACCTACGTCTTGATCCTGAGGAGCAACATGAACGGTGTCGCGAAGCCTTACGTCATCTACGATCGCCATGGCAAAGTTGAGCGTGACACATCTGGAAAGATTATGGAACTGAGCGAGACTGAAGCACAAACCAAAGTCCACGATTCAGGTGGAAGTTGGGAATTCTTCCCAGGTCGCGCAGCCATTCGTTTTGTGGGCTCGGCGAAACCGGGAGTATCAGTTCGTCCGAACGCTAACTTCGTCGAACGCTACGCCGCCGTCCGTGCGAGTAATCCTGGCAGTAATCCTGGCAGTAATCTTGGCGACAATCCTAGCGACGAGTTGATCGCCGCTGTGGATGGAGTGGGTCCAAATCCAGCGCATAAACGCGAATCAGCTAAGTCACGCAAGTCACGCAAGTCACGCAAGTCAGGCGAGTCAGGCGGGTGGCGTAAGTCGGGCAACTGACTCCAAAAGTTCTACTCCATTCCAAACGTACAAAAAGGCCCCTGGCAGGGCCTTAGGAGTACCTATGTTTGAAGCAATGCTACACGATGCGCGGAGGTCGGGTGAATAATAAGGCCCCTGCATTCCAATTTTACGCTGGCGACTTCTTAAGCTCACCTGACGTAATTGTGATGTCCGCTCAGGAAGTCGGAGCATACTGCCTCCTCCTCTTCACCTCGTGGCAGTCCGAAAAGCGAGCATATCTCGACAATGACGAAGACCGGCTTAGGAGGATATCCAGACTCTCCGCAAGAGAGTGGAAAGACTCTCGGCAAATCCTCCTCAAAAAATTCGTTGAGACTGAAGACGGGCTCTATCGCTACAACCCCCGGCTAGCCGTGATAGCTGAAAAGCAGGAAACCTACCGCAAGCAGATGCAGGTGAATGGAAAGAAATCGGGAGGACGACCACCAAAGAACGATAACCAGAACCTTTCTGAAAATAACCAGAAGCTTGTTTTGAAGAAAGCTGATGGTAACCAGAATGAAAGCTCTTCTTCTCTGTCTCTATCTCTAAGACAAAAACAAGAGGCCGTTGGCCAAGTCTTCGACCACTTTCTAAGACTGACCGGACGAAGCGCTGTCGCATATACCCTGACGCCGTTGCGCAAGCAGAAGGGTCTTTCGCGTCTCGAAGATTGCATGAAACAAGCTGACGGAGACCTGAAGGAAGCAATTGTGCTCATGCTCTCAGCCGTTGATGGTCTTGCAAAGAGCGATTGGCATATGGGCCGGGATCCGAAAACGAACGGCAGGCGCTACACGCAGTGGGAAGGTCACCTCTTCGACACCACTGAAACGCTTCAAAAGTGGATTGAAGCTACAAAGAGCAGGTCAGCAAGTCCTAGTGGTGCTAAGGCCTCCTACGTTGATCCAGCAACACTCTACGACGGGGTTGATTACGAATCACGAGGTGCGGCATGAACGACGAGAGCACGCTTTCCAGCATTCACGCTGAGCGCACCGTTCTTGGTGCAATTCTGATCGACAACCAGGCTTTCTACGAGGCCTCTCAGTATCTGGTTGCTCGCGACTTCTACCTGACCTCTCATCGCACCATCTTCGCGTGCATCTCCAGGCTTTTGCTTCGCGGATCATCTGCCGACTCTACGACCGTTCCTGAAGAACTCCGTTCGACTCAAGAGCTTGAGGCAGTCGGCGGCATTGCTTATGTCCTTGACCTTGAAGACGGAATTCCGCGGAATTTCTCCGTACGCTCCTACGTTCGAATCATCAAAGACAAGTCCTCCCTTCGTCAGATTTGTACCTACGGTAAGTCTCTCGCCGCCGAAGCAGAGGAGCCCGGGGCAACTTCGGAGGGGCTTCTTGATCGGAGCGAATCAGGTTTGCTGGAAATCCGCGGCGGCCAAGGCGACTCGCTCCACAAGGGGGCCGGTCAGGAGATGGCTGTGCTGCTGGATCGCATGCGACAGGAGAAAGACCGGCCTACCGAGCTGCTGGGGTTGCCCAGTGGCGTTTATGGCCTTGACTTGATGACGCGCGGCTACCAGCCCGGAGAGATCACCATCGTTGGCGCGAAGAGTGGCGTAGGAAAAACGAGCCTGCTTATCCAGTCCGCAATCGCCAACGTTCGTCAGGGCGTCCCGGTCCTGCTCTTCTCCCTAGAGATGACTCGACAGCAAATCCTTCGGCGCATTCTTTCCGTCGTCTCCGGGGTTTCCTTCCCGCGGGTTCGAGATACGAAATGGGCCACCGAGCAGGACATGCAGGCGATCGTTAGGGCGGCGGCTGTGGTCGAATCGTGGCCCCTGCACATCGTCGACGCGGCCGGCATCAGCATTGAGAAGATTACCGCAACGTCTCGGCTCGCCATCAGGCGCGACGGCGTGAAACTCATTGGTGTCGACTATGTTCAGATTGTCAACGCTCCGGGCAAGGATGAACGGCTGCGAGTGGCTGCCATCTCCCGCGGGCTTACCCGCTTGGCGAAAGACGAGCAGGTTCCCGTTATCGTCCTGTCGCAACTATCTCGGCAAGATCGAATGGCAGCCAATCGCCGGCCAACGATGAGTGATCTGCGAGAGTCGTCTCAACTTGAGAATGACGCCCATTGCATCGTCCTCGCCCACCGTGAGTGGGATGACGAAATGGGAAAGCTGAAGTCAGACGGAGCGCTCATCGTAGCAAAGCAACGCAGCGGAGAGACCGGAGCCTTCCCAGTTACCTACGACCGTAGAACGCTGACCTTTGCCTGCGAGCGGGCGGCTGAGGGCATCGGCTGCCCTCAGTGATGGGGGAGGCTGCTTGTGGTGGTTCTGTGGGCATGGTTTCCCCCTGTGTGCCACCTTTACTGCAGCTTCCCTCCCTTCTTCTAATCGATTCCTAACAAGTCCTCGCGGTGAGGCAGGAGAACTCATGGACGCAGGAGGACGCAGTTGACAGGACACGGAGAAAAACTCTCGCGAAAATGTGAGTCCGCCATCGCCGCCCTGCTTCAGCATGGATCGATCGGGGATGCAGCGCAGGCAGCCAGCATCAGCGAATCGACATTGCGGCGCTGGCTAAAGGAGCCGGGATTCGCGAAGACTTACGACGCGGCGAAGCGGGAGATGCTCGACAACACGCTCAACGCTCTCCGCTCCATGAGCAACGATGCGGCGAGGACGTTGCATCGGATCGCCCTCAATGAGCGAGCTCCGGCTCATGCCCGGGTGACGGCGGCGAAGTCTGTGATCGAGTTGGTCCTGAGGATCGACGTGGATCAGGCGCTTGCTGAACGTTTGGACAAGCTTGAAGAGGTAATGAAGGAGGAGCGGTGAGACATAAACTCGAGAAACGAATTGCGGAGTTGGAATCGATAGCGATCGGGGATCCGGTACGCGTCCACTTGCCGGATGGAACTCTACGCACCATATCCGGCCAAGGAAAGCACCTGCAGGCGCTCTTTGCGGCTGCCTGCGATTGTGAACATGACCCGGTTACAGGCATGCCATACCCTCAAGGCTCCTTAGCAGAGGAACTATGCTGGATTCGCGATGCGGTCGGATTTTACCAGGACGGCGGTACCTTCCAACCGTTCGAGCTTGTCAATGCCATGATGCGGTCTTCGTCGATCTAGAGCCACGAATTCCCGGAGCAATGTGCGCGAATAAAGAGCCTCTAAGCTGCAAGCACACGGGCAACCTGTGTGGGTGTCCACTTCCCACCCCTAGCCGCCTGTATGCCCTTGGCATTCAACTCGCAGGCGATCTGGCGGAGAGAACCCGCTCCGCTTGCTCGTAGGCTCTCAATGATGGGCTGAAGGTCTTGCCTGCGCTTCCCCGCCGCCGCTGTGCGGGCCAGGGTGCTCCGGACGTTTCCAAGGGCGCCAATGGCTGCCATGCGGCTCACGTCGCCACGCAGACCGCCCAGCGCAACGCCACGGGCTTTTGCCGCGGCCAGGGCATCCCTGGTTCTGGTAGACGTTGCCGCAGCCTCATGCTCGGCTACGGCCGCCAAGATGTGAATCGTCAGCCTGTTTGCCGTGGGAAAGTCCACAGCTACGAAATCGACCTGAGCTTCCATCAGGGAGCTAATGAAGTAAACGTTGCGGGCGAGGCGATCAAGCTTGCCAACTACCAGCGTCGCGCGGTGGAGGCGGCACAGACGCAACGCACGCTGAAGGGATGGTCGATCGTTCCGGCGGCCGGACTCCACTTCGACGACTTCTTCAATGAGTTTCCACTTGCCGCCGTTGAGATAGCTCGCCACTGCCTCGCGCTGCGCTTCGAGACCGAGACCTGAGTTCCCCTGCTTTGCGGTGCTTACCCGCAAGTACGACACAAACTTACCATTTGCCATTCTCTAACCCCGCGACGTTTCGCTCTACGAACGTTGTGTGAAATGTAGCACACCCGAAAGGAAGTCTTCTATGAGCACATCGCAGCAACCACTCTTTGGCCGGGCGTGGAGTCTCTCGATCACCACTGCCTCGAAGGTCATCACCGTGTCATGTAGCGCGTGGGAGCCGGAGTCGCTTCGCATCCGGTTCGAGGTTTCTCTTGCGGCACACGTCGACCGCTGGTACGCCAGGATCGAGATTTACAACGCGACCTCGGAGTTGATGCAAGAGGTCCTCACGCAGGGACAGAGCGTCGTTTTGAGTGCGGGATATCAGAATCCCGGAGCGCAGACAATCTTTGAGGGTCAGATCTATCAGCCGATGTGGGAGCGAGAGAACGGCGTCGACTTCAAACTCACATTGATGTGCTACACCGGCCTGAAGGAGAGCATCAATAACCTCGCCAGCCTCTCGGGTACACCCGGTCAAACTCAAGCGGCTCTGATTGCCCAGATGTGCGCGAATGCCCATACGCCCATCACTGTGGGCGGTATCGACACGACTGCCATTGCGGACACGCGGCTTCCCAGGGCACGCGCTTTCTTTGGCGATCCGCGCGTCTTCATCAACGACGTAGCCAAGCGGAACGGGATACAAACGTGGACCGGTTTCGACGGCCTGTGGATCAAGAGCTATCAGGTAGACGACTCCACGCCAACGATCACCTACGGTCCTGAGAACGGCCTGCTTGGAACGCCACAGCAGACGCAGGATGGGGTCGAGTTCGACGTTCTGTTAGATCCGCGGCTGGTCATCACGGCCAGCCCCAATCAGGTGAAGCTCAACCAGTCTGCGATTCGCCAACGCCCACGTGTACTCGGAGAGTATCCCTCCATCCTCGACCAGGACAACACCTACATCGTAATGGGCGTTGATTTCGTCGGCGACAGCCGGGGCAACGACTGGTATGCGCACGTCGTGGCTGTAACCAGCGTTGGCGGCAAGCTGGCACTGTACACAGATGCCGCAACGAGTTCGACCAACGACGCAGCCGTACAACTTGATCCACAGAGCGCTCGATAGCCGCCACAACCCTAATCGCACAGATCACCCTAAGGATAACCAATGGCAAACATGGCTTATTTTCACTCACGCATCCCAGACACAGAGAGCAGCGCAATCACCGATGCAGTACCAGCCCGCAAGAAGCCGAAGATCTGGGGGAACCTTCGCAACCACATCACAGGCCTCGGCCTTATGCGTTTCGCGAAAGACGCTACGCCCGAAGAGGTAGTGCAACTCGCTTGGGATCTCGGAAAATCAGACATGGGGATGACCACCCTTGAAGCTGCCGCGGCAGAAACCGACCTTGAAGAGTTGGACGAAGACTCCGACGACGACAAGGACGAGACCATCAAGAAGCTTACTGAGGAGCTTGCCGCATTGAAGAAGGAAAACGCCAGTTCTGCTACCGACGCATCGGTTCGTCAAATACCGACACACTTCTGGAATGGCGTGTCCTACAAAGCCGGCCTGGACGCCTACAACGCTCACCTTGCCGCAGATCCGAAGGCACCGGAGCTTTCCCCGAATCACTTCTTCGCCGGCGTCAACTACAGCGTCGGCAAAGCCGCTTACGATGCGTATCTGGCGAAGAGGAAGATGCGTTCGGCGTAGGCGACGACAAATGGCATCGTCGTAGGTAAAAAGAACCTCAAAGCTTCATCAATCAACGCAACTCAAGACATCAAGGGGACATCCATGTCGACCTCTCAGACTACTCCGAACCTCGGGCTCACGCAGCCTACGATCGGTTCGCAAGATTGGGGCTTGCCGCTCAATCAGGATTTGATGATCATCGATACGGCGATCGGCAATCTGCAGAATGGATTTGCCGGCCCGTGGCAGAGCGGCGTGATCTACACCAAAGCCCAGATAGTCACCCTCTCAGGCGGCGGCGCATACATCAGCCTCCAGAACAACAACATTGGGCACACACCAGTATCCTCGCCGACGTTTTGGGCTGCGCTGGTGTCTGCTGCTCAAGTTCAGCGGGGAGCCTTCGATCCGACGAAGAGCTACGCTGTAAACGACATCGCTACGTATCAGAACAGCAGCTATCTTTGCAACACGGCTACAGCCCCTGTAGTTACGGGTGGTGGCCCTCTCGTCTATAACATGGCAGGCAACCTGTTTGACCAGACCACGGTCAACACAGGTTATGTACTTCAGGCAACCGGGTTATCGCCACTCGCTAATTACGATTGCTCAGGATTTGTCTACGTTCACGGAGTATCTCAGATTGTTTCTAACAAGATATTTCAGTCATTCACCAGTGCAACTGCGGGCGCCCCTCCCGACATCTGGGCTTTTTACGACGGCAGCTATGCGCAGATTTCCTCCTCTGTAGATGGCGGAGGAAATGTCACTGTAAACCCTGGTACACCTCTCGCTGTTCCTGCTGCAGCTTATTACTTCCGTTTCTGGTGGCCCGAGAGCGATAATGCCAGCCATCCGATATCATCTACCGTTGTCAATGCTGGCACAACAGTTCTCAGTCCTTATCAGGCTTACCAGCCGCCTTCCACGGGTGGAACAACGACACCATCCGCTTTGCCAACGGACACGACGCATTGGACTAACCTTGGAGCAATGCCGGTCGGCCTGACCTCGGCGCAGATCGCGGCTATTGCGAACACACAGCCTCTTGCGGGCGCGCAGGTAGCGGTAATCGGCGACAGCATATCTACCTACACTCCGGCAGGGATGGGAACCTTGCATTGGCAAGATGTCGCCATAGCCAATCTAGGGGCAACGTTGGCGTACGACTGCCATTGGGCGGGTCGTCCGATGTCCAACGCTCTCGACAACTCAGGTGAGACCTCAGTACCGGCTCCGACACAGGCCATCGTGCAGGGGTGGACCTATCTTTGGCTCTTTCTTGGTACAAACATGGGGTCGGCCACTGGTGTACCAAGTGCTACGGAGATCGGAACTCCGGCAGACGCTCCTAGTAATGTAGCAAACAACAATAGCGCCCAAGCAACGTGGGCATCATTCTGCGCAAATTTCCGGTACGTCATCGAGCAATTCCTAGCATGGAACCCACAGCTTCGCATCATTTGGATAACACCGTACCAGTCGGCACGGTATAGCGGTTTCGGTAACGGCGCCCTTCCAACAGCAGCGAGTATCGCTGTCATGCAAGGGATAGCCACGCAGGGAAAGGCCGTTTGCAACCTCTATGGAATCCCTTACGTGGATCTGATGAACGAGTCGGGCATGTGTAATTTGACCAATCCGACGTTCACAGTCGATCAGCTGCACCCGACGGCGACGTATATCAATACACGACTCGCTCCGATGGTGGCGCACAAGACACAACTCGTAGCTCAACGGTGATATGAGAAGCCATCCGCAATTCCTCTAGAACTAAATTCCCATTCGGACCGCTCTGTTCATTAGCTATCTGCCGTCAATCAACATTGCAGGCGTAAAGAAGACCTTCAGGGTCAGCTAGGATTGCCAAACCAGTAGCCGCCGATGAATCTCGTGCGAAGGAGTTAAATCAATGCCTATATTTCGACTTCCCCGCTGGATCGAAGCTCAGTACCAGACATCCATCTTCGACCTCATGCGCTCCGTCATCCCGAAGGAAGGCGTTACGACTGAAGAGTGGGTGAACCGTTTGGCTTCGGTCCGGCAGCAAACCGACATCCTAGAGATCGCCGCTAAGGTCGCCCAGCGGATGGTGATCAACGTCAACACCCAGAATGTGAAGACGTGGCGCGAGGCGGCGCATCGTTCGAGCCAAAGCCAAAAGCTATACCGGCTGCTACAGCAGGAACTTCAGGGCGGCGTCGGCGTCCGGTTCAACCAGATCATCGCTGAAAACGCACGGTTGATCTCGAGTGTGCCGGCAGATGTGGCGGAGAGCTTGGCCGCGGAGATAGCCAAAGCCCAGCAACAGGGCGTGCGAGCCACCACCATAGCCAAGGCAATGCGTCTGCGCTTTCCGGAGCTTATGACAAGTCGCGTGCAGCTCATTGCCCGCACCCAGGCAGCGATGGCGAGTTCGATGCTCACTCAATCTAGGGCAGAGGATCTGAATCTGCGGTGGCTGGAGTGGGATACATCATCCGATCAGAGGGTGCGGCCCAGCCATCGCGCGATGAATGGCGTACTCCTCACCTGGAACGATCCTCCCTCACCCGAGGCGCTGATCGGTATCAAGAGTTCACTCGGGGCTTATCTGCCAGGTCAGGCGCCAAACTGCCGTTGCTGTCCGTCGGTCTTGCTCTCGGCCGATGATGTGTCCTGGCCTCGAAAGGTCTATCAGGCAGGCGCCATTCACCAGATGACAAGAGCCAAATTCCAGCAACTCACGGGAGTGCCCGATCGGTTGGCCGCTTAGCTGAACCGGCACGGGCCGGACCCAGCAATCATCCCTTCATGAATAAGGTGCACAGAATCCGAAGGATAGACATAGAATGCGTTTGACGGTGAGGTATCGAAATGCGCGTGATCTTGTCTGCAGTAATGCTGTTCGTAGCTGGATGGGCAGGCTTTGCGATTGCGGACGCAACACACGCAGAACGATATCACCAGGCCAAAACAGCTCTTCGAAGTGAAGCCTCGTCAAGCGTGAATACTCAGCCAAGGCGTTCTACACAGAGAAGCCAAGTAGCCGCGGTGAACGTGGAATCTGCAGAATCCAGCGAAGAAGACGCGCCCCTGATTCAGATCACAGCTCCCGATCTTAGCTTGGTTTATCACAATAACGAGGTCGCCGCAGACGCCAAGTTCAAGGGTAAGATCCTCGAGGTCCGCGGGCAGGTACGAGAGATTGGCAAGAACTTTGCGGGCACGGCCTATCTCAATCTGCAAACCTTGAGCCAGTTCGAGAGCGTCGACGCATACCTCCAGAAAGACTCCGTCTCTTACGCGGCCGGGCTCTCGCCTGGCGACGTGGTCACTGTACTGTGCCGCGGCGATGGAATGATTGTCGGCAGCCCCATGCTGAGGGACTGCTCCATAAAGTAGTAAAGCAGGGAACCTGTAAGTACCTGCAGAGCTCCCTGCCAAGCGCTAAATGTTTTCGATCACCGGAACACTCAGCAAACTCCCCGCAATGTACATCCTCGCCAAGAGTGCCAGCAGGACGTTGATCTCTTTCGAACCGTCTCCCTTACACTCGTCATGCGCGGTCTCGTATTGGGCATGCATCTTCCAGAACAAGTGAGAGTTGGCGACCTCGTCCATGATCTCCCCAATCTTTTGCTTGCCGTCGTACTCGGTTTCGCCTTTGCGAAGCCGCTTGAGTGACTCCTGTACAGAGTTGTCCGCCCATTCGAAGATCGGCCGAGGTTCACCTCTTTCCGGATTCTTCATTGCGCGCCTCCCGTCGACAGCATAGTCATTCTCTGGATCGAGGGCGTCGCGTTGAATGGTGGATTTCGACGAGTTCTTGGTAGTCACGGTGATGGCTCCTGTTTCGAGACTTCTCGGCTCCCGTTTCTAGCGGAAAGTCGATCTGATGCCGGGGGTAGAAACTGCTAAACAGAGCAGCCCGCGCCCTTACGGGTGGCGGCCCCCAGCCTATGAGTTGCTTCCTGTGGTTTTCCTGCCTGACGCATGCAGGAGAAACGCTGTTTATGGGCTTTCTAGACCCAACAAGATATTGTCCCAACGCTTGACTTCTGTCAATGCGAAAGATTTCCACAAGGGAACTTTTGTCTACACCTCGGAAACTTTCCACACTACATTCGCCTATTATTCGCCTATGGGTGGCGAACGTGGCACGACAGCGCGGATGAGGCTAGCAGGTAAGATCTGCTGCAATTGCAAGGTGCCGGTCGACCTTGGTCCGTGGTCAGGTGGCGAGCGCTACTGCGGTCGATGCACCGCGGCCGAGGAGCAGTATGCCAAGTTAAAGCGGTAGGCTGGTTCCATGGATGACCTCTTCGCGTGTCCGGCCGGCGTGGCGCTGTGGGAGCGATACCGCGCCGCGCATCCCGGATGGACCGAATGACCCCGAGATGCTGCCCGAAGACCATCCTGAGGCACCGGACCAGCTTGTCGCGTACTGGCTCCCTCAAGTGATACGCTGCGGAATGGACAATCTCTATGAACTCTCCTACCACCGACAACAGACAGCAGATCCCGGATCGTCTCGCTTCAAGCTGTGTGCTCAGGCTGTCGATAATGACACCCCAATATCCCGGTCCAGTTCAAAAACGCGAGAAGATCTTGATCTTATGCTGGGAATCGTGGGTTTGAAATTCGATGACCTCGGAGATACCACCGATGGGCCGGCAGAGAACCTGCCTAAGATCACATTGGCTCAGGTCATGGCCCTCAATCTCTCCATCGAATCCTTCCCTGCCATGCTGACTTAA